GTAAGGATTTCGGCAACTACCATATTTACCTCAGTAGCAAAGTAGCCATCATAATGATTAGAGTTCCTGCTGTAGCTATCATGATATGTTCAATACGTTTAATGCGAAGTATAGTCTCTTTCCACCTTTCAGCACACACAGCTTCATGAGTATCAATTTGGGATTTTACTTCACTCGCTTTTACCATTATCTTGCTCTTTGATAAGTGATTTTGCTAATTGGTCTTTGAAAAACAAATTTGAACCTGTCATCTGGTCTAGCTTAATTTTTAAACTATCGGCTTCTTGCTGTGTCATGTTTATCTGCATAAGATAATATTTTTGAGTTTCATCTAAATCTTCTGGCTTATATTCTTTGCCATCAATAGTTATCATATCACTCATGCTGTATATCCTTGTCCTGCTGTGATTGCAGAATTAACTGCTGTCATATCTTCATCTGTCCAATAGTCCTTAGCCACCATAATCTCTAAGTGTGCTACGTTCCTATCAACACAGTCTTGCTTATCTTCTGCTGTATCATCTGCCATTGCTGTTTCTGCAATGATTGCATTGATAAGGTCTACTGAGTGACCCATAGCTGTGTAGTCTTGTGCTATTTCTTCTGTTGTTTTAGTGTCTGGCATTTTTATTCTCCTTTTAAGTTAACAAGCCATCAATACACAAGGCACTAAATATGTGCCATCATCATATGTATGTGATACATTTGTAGAAGTAACCTTTGCTATTGTTTTACTTCTTACGATATCGTCACCTTGAGGTTTTGCTGTGCCATCTCCTGCACTCATTAGCAGGTCACCTCTAGCTACTGTCGTTCCTTGAGCAATTCTAATAACCATATCACCTGTCATTGCGACATTCATGTCATTATAATTATCATCATCATCCCAGTTAACAAAAACTCCTGCAACATTAGCATCACCCTCAACACTAGATACTGCCATCTTATTTAACTGCTCGTTATCTTCATCATCCCATTCAACCATCTCATCAAGGTTAGTCATTACTGTGCCTTTGACTATTGAAGTGTCTTTGCTGTTATCTAGTAATCTTGACCAACGAGATAAGTGACCACCAAGATATGAAGTAGTCGTGCCACTTATGTTAATCTGACCTTCTACAGTTCCATCTTGTCCAAAATTAACAACTGCACCATCACTAGTCTTTCTGTTAAAACTACAGACTGTTCCATTATCTACTGTAAAATGAGAATCTACACCATCGCTACCTTGTCTTAATTCAACTCCAGTAGTATTAAATCCTCGTCCAACTTTTGCTATTAACGTGTTACCCACATCATCTACATAAATTCTAGGATTACCATCACCATCTGATAACACAATGCGATTGCTTGCTGTTCTTATGTCTAAGCCACTTTGATTGCCGTTGTAAGCACCAATAATAGTGTTTTTTGCTCCAGTTGTTACATAATATCCTGCATCTGCACCAATAAAAGTATTTACATTTGAAGTTGTTTGACTTTTACCTGCATCTTTACCAACAAAAGTATTGCTAATTCCAGTTGTAACAGAATAGCCAGATTGATACCCAACTGCTACGTTGTTAGATGCTGTGGTGTTGTTTTCTAAAGCTGACCTACCGAGTGCTGTGTTGTTAGCACCAGTAGTATTATCAAATAAAACAAGTCTACCAACAGCAGTGTTTTCAGACCCTGTAGTATTACTAAACCCTGCTGCACGACCAAAGAACACATTAGATGTACCAGTCGTATTACTATACCCCGCCTGTTGACCCACTGCTGTGTTGTTTGATGCTGTGGTGTTTGAAGCTAAAGCACTTTGACCCACTGCAGTGTTGTTACTTGCTGAAGTATTAGAAACTAGTGCATCCATACCTACAGCAGTATTATAACTTCCAGTAGAACTGTACAAAGCTGACCTACCTACAGCAGTATTCCTTTCACCTGTAGTATTTGAGGCTAAAGAACCTTGTCCACAAGCCGTATTTCTCACACCCGAAGTATTTGCTGTTAAAGAACCTGCTCCTATTGCAGTGTTATAATCGCCACTTAATGAACCATCATCTAAAGCAGTATTACCCAAAGCTACGTTATCTGTACCAGTTGGATAATTACCATCTAGCTTAATTGTGCCACCATCTACTGAGAGGTTACCTGCTACAGTTAAGCCATCTGTGACTGCTGTACCTGTTACGTCAATGCCTGTTGAGGTGGTGGCTAGTTTTACTGCATTGTCATAATACAAACTAACAGCACCATTAATATTAAATTTTGCCATGGTTTCAGAACTATCTGAACCTTTTACAATATCAACAGAACCACCCGCAGTAGCTAATTTAAGTGTGCCAGTTCCACCTTCATATACAATACTATTTGAACCATCGTGATAAATTTGTAGGTCATCGCTATCACCAAAAAGAGCCTTTACGTTATCTCCTACATCTATTGATGAAGTAACTACAAATAAATCATTTGCTTGGTCTAATGTTGCAAATTGTATCCAAGCATCATTATCTTCGTTTCTTATGTATAAAATATTATTGGCACTATCGTACCACCACATATTAGCAAAAGTTGTGCTTGGTGCTGAAGTTCCAGAATTATTACTTGCTAGTGCTTGTAGTGCTGAATTTAAATCCGCTCTAAAACTAGGGAAACTTTGGTTTGCTAACGTAAAATCATTTTGTGACATATTTTAACCTCATGATGCTAGTTCTCCGTATCCTCTTACCACATAATCAAATGTTCTGTCTATTGTGGCATTGGAACTGTTAAAAAATTCTATAGTAAATCCAGTAGCACTTTTACTAGTTATAGCATAATAATCACCACTAGCCAAGTTACTAGCAGAAATACCTACACCAGATATTTCCTTAAATGCAGGACTAAATGTTATTGCTTTTCCGTTTGTGTCTGTTCCGCTTGATACATCTTTTTCAGAATATACCCTTTCTGGCATATCTACTTGGACTGATAACCCTGTAACTTTAGGAGTTGCTTCTGTATCTTCACTTAATAAAACAGCCCTAAATTTAAAACCTCTACCAGTATAATCTCCAACATTAAACTTTTGAAATGGTGTGTAATCAGCAGTTGCAGGGTCTCCATTTGTTTTAGCTATTTGTAGCTGTACATTTACATCACCAAAGGTATCACCTCCATCAAACAAACCCTCTCTAGCATCAAAATTACCCTGTGCATCATCAAATAAATTTACATAGTCTTGTCTTTCCATATTTATGGTTGCAGTTATTCTACTACTATAAACACCCCCTGCATCAATATATGTATCAAAATCATATGTTCCACTAGATAAAACTGTACCGCCACCACCATCAAAGTTACCTAAAGCATCATCAAAATCACCACTAAGGCTATCAAATAAAGCAGTTTCTAATATTAAAGCATCATCAACAACAACAACATCTGTTTTAGTTCCTGTAAAACTAGGGTCTTGTGTAGAACTTGCAACAAAGTTTAGGTTTTTAACATTGTTTATAAGAGCTACGTTACTAGTTGCATTAAGCGATTTTAAGCCAATTTTATCAACTGACCTTACAAAATAAGTACCAGTTAAGGCAGGAACTGTCACAGTATTCGCAGGTCTTGATACTTTATCAATTAAGGTTATGGCATTTGAAAATATTGCACCACTAGTTAATGGGCTATGTCTAATTATGTAATGTGACAAATCCAAATCTGGTACTGGTGTCCAACTTAAATGGGCTTCTGTATCTACAATATTGACTTGAAAGTTTGTTACATCGGCAGGTGGTGCAGTTTTACCCACTACTTGATGTTGTGCAGATACAAATACAGACCTACTAATAGATGAAACTGACCTAGCCCTAACATCATAAACAGCATTATCTTCTACGTTAGCAAGCTCAAACTTAGAACTAGCACCCCTACCCAAGTTGATATAGGCAGTATCTGTGCTTTTCTTAGCTTGCACCTCAAAATCTACTATAAATTCATCTGTAGCCTCTACATCAACTAATAAAACACTAATAGCTTCCTCATTTAAAGCTCTTAACTCATCTGACACTTCTATAACTGGTGCTTGAACTATAAATGGGTTGGGTAATATAGTATCAGCTATTGTTGGTATTGGGTTCTTTTCATTAAATGTATAAAAATTATCTTGGTGTTCGAACAACTGGACATTTACTGTCAAATCTTCATTAATTGTTAAACCCAGAACTCTAAATGGCTTTGCATCAAATCCCCCAGTAGGATAAGTAATAGCCACAATATCCCCTATTTCTAATTCTAAAAATTCTGAAGTTAATGTTAACTGTATCTGTAATTGGTTTCGTGAACGCCTTAATATAATCTCACATAGGGCTTCAGCGTTATATGTGTTGGTTACGTTAGGGAACTGGAAATTACCCTCTAATAATGTGCTGTTGTCTTCTGCAAGCATTGTAGCGTGTTGAAAGTCTGTTTCTACGTTACTATCATCAGCGGGAGGGAAACTTACTGTATCATTTTGAAAATTTTTAAAAGGATTTACATAAGTTCCTATGACCCTGTTATATTTTTTATTTTTTCTTTCACCTAATACTTTTGCACCGCCTACAACGTGGTCGGCTGTTATTGTTTTGATAGATGAACCAGTACCTTCTATTTTTACTTTATAAACCCCATTATTGTAGGTAAATAAAGCAGACATAGGATTTAATAGTTTTTTTACGTTTTCTAATACCTTTTGGTCTGTATCTAATACAGCATTCGTTTCAAACTTAATAATTGCAGGTACTTCATCTGTTGCATATTCACCATTTGAAAAAATAGTTGATAAGTCTGTAGAATAAATACCACCACTTACACGCCATCTAAAAGTTAAACTTCCTCCAGCTGGTGCATTTCCATAATAAATAACTATAGGATATATTCCACCACTAGTTAAAGCCTTACTTCCAGACCTTGTAGTATTAGCGTGTAAACCACCATTATTTACAATAAGTTTAGCAGTTCTATCAGCTTCTATTTCTTTTATTAAATTATCTACAGTTTGACCATCATCACCAATATAAACGTGACTAGCATCATCTGAACTTGTTTGAAATTCAAAAGTTTCTGAAGATGGTGCATTTATATAACCAAAGTATCTATCTGAGCTATAACTTGCAGTTCCAACGCCATTTATTGATGTAATTTTATCTGTGCTACTAAATGACCTATTTAAAAAGAAAGTTGTTTTATCATTATAATAACCATTAAAGTCTTGTTTAGTTATTCCTGCAACTGGTGTTACCACCTCTGTTCTTGGAACTATTAAAGTATCAGCTTCATTTGCTGAGGTTTGAAAAGATGCAAAGTTAGCCTCAAAAGCATCATCTGGTAAGCCCTTGCCATATCTTGTATTTCTTAAATAATCCAATAAAACTAAAGCAGAATTTTGTGAATATTTGGTTGTTGTATCTCTTGGGTCGTAAACCTTTTTGCCTTTTAAAACCACCTTAATATCTGGAATAGAACTAAATATATCTTGATTCCATTTTAATCTCATAGCCAAATAACAAACACCTCTTAGCCTATGATTTGTAGTCCAATTAATTGAGGGTGTTAGGACTGAAGATGCTACTTGGTCATCTGTTCCATAAAATGCTTGTATTTGCACATAAGAAGTACTTCCTTTATAAAAGTTTAAATCTCCATAACTTACTTCTCTAACAACACCATCATCTAACTCACCATCAAAAATAACTTTTTTATCATCTAAATATATTTCTTCTATTTCTTGAATTTCTCCTTCACAGACAACACCTGCAATATATAAATACTCGTTATCTGAACCAGAAGATTCAACAAAAACACGAGTAATACCTACTTTTCTTCTTCCATAAACAACTGGTATTTGAGCATTATTAGACTGTTTGTTGATTAATACCCCACGAACTTGCTCAGAAGCTCCAAACTCTGGCACATCTGGAATAGGTAACAGCCAACCAATAAAGTCATTTACGACATTGACAACAGCATCTACGACACTACCCATTAATGAAAATCCCTTTTAAACTTTTGACCAACTCTATAAACACCATTATCAACTCTAACCCAGTTAATAGAATTATTTATTTTTAGCTCTTTTTTAAAATAATTATATACCCATCTCATCATAGCAAAAGTATTATGAATTGATAAGATATCTATTAACCATAAATTATTACCAGAGTTCCATTCAGTATGTTTAATTTTACCTGTTAATCTAAATCTTTCTTGGACTAAATTATGCAAATAAGCCCAGTTTACAAACCCTACAATGCTATATTCATCATAAAACATTCTATATTGGTTAAGTTCTATTGAAGGCTGTAAATAACGCTCTAACTGCCTTGTAGATTGGTTTTGATATTTCTCAAATTGTTTAAATAATCCTACAACATCTGCAATCATGACCTACCCCACTTAATGTCTTGCACAGTTTGTGAGGCAA